TTATGGACGCATTATGGACATTCCAGACACCGGATTCAGTGTCACTGCATCTTGCAGGAAATCCGGCGCGAAATGTGCGTAGGTCATAGTTTGCTGTATGTTTGAATGACCTAATATGCGCTGCAATGTGATTATGTTACCTCCATTCATTATAAAATGTGTGGCAAATGTGTGCCTCAAAACATGTACGGCCTGTCCATCTGGTAAATCGGGTTTAACCTCTTTTAAGGCGGTACGTACTTTGTAGTAACTGGCGTTAAAGAGCCTGCCTGAGTTTTTCTTCTTGATTCGCTTTATTAGGTCAAGCGAAAGGGGGATTGTCCTGCGCTTCCCGTTTTTGGTTTTCATGAATGTAACCATCTGATTTATGATGTGCTCGGCTTTTAAGTCAGAAACCTCACCCCACCTGCCGCCGGTTGACAAACAAACTAGAACGGCGCTGCGCTCGTCGCCATCCAGGCGGGCTAACAGTGCTTCAATTTCCTCGCCTGACAAAAAAGCCATTTCGAAAGAAGCCTCTTTCAACCGCTTGATATCCCTGAATGGATTAGGGCAGTTGTATTCCTCAGCATCAATCAGTTTTGTGAATACGCCGCTCATCATTGCCATATGTCGGTTTACACTGGCAGGTTTCAACCCCTCATTCATCATCAACACCCGGTAATCGGTTATCGATTTTTTGGTAAGTTGATCAGCTCTGGTTATACCCATTTCCTCAAACTTTGCTGCTATTGTTGTAAGTCGACCCCTTTCGATATCCCCGCGGGGGTGCATCTTGCCGTGATATATCCACCAACGTTCTAAAAGTTCGGTAATTCTTCTTCGGTCTGCTGGTTTTTCAATCCACTCTTTATTGTGAAAATTAACCAGTACATGGCGTTCAAAGGCTTGCGCCTCGCCCTTTGTGCTAAATTTGCGCCGGATGCGTTTTCCGTCTGCACCCTGCGGCCTTACGTCCACTTCATATCGACCGTCATCGAGTTTCTTAATGCTCATAAGATTCTCCATGCGGTGTATAAATTCTTCTTTTGTATCTTTGACGCTACTTTTTGCGGTTTTAGTCTCCAGTGGTTACGTTGCTCGCCATACTTGTTAACAAGTAAACAAACTTTGTAATAAACATGTGCGCGGTGAATGGTTAACCAGTCTTTTGGCCTGAGTGCTGCGAGGTTGTTAAATCTTGCCCAGAGTGTGCGAGTGCCGGAGCTATCTGTCCGGCTTCGGGATCAATCTCATCAAACATGAACCAATCGCGATATTTTCTGAACCTCTGAACCTTAAAAAACTTCTTGGCATTTTCCAGAGACATCATGGCCTTACCTGATTCATAACCTGCGTACGTGGTGTAATTGATGCCAGCTAATTCAGCCGCTTCCTTCATTTTCAGGCGCTCAGATTCACGGATGAGCTTTAATCGCTCGCTTGTCTGCGTTGACATGAATTGTCTAACCTCGTATTATTTTCGTGAGTTGATATGATTTATCAGCTCTAAGTGACTCTAGGTCACTCTAGTTCGCTGATGCCAATGTGAGGATATCAAATTGAATAGTGAATCAGAAATTAATGATGAGTATAGACAGGATGTGTCCGATCAGAAAAAAGGGCGCGTTTCATTACAGCTAGCTGATAAACCATCAGACCTTTTATCGAAAGAAGGTTTTGCCCTCTATATAGGCAAAACTCCACGTGCTGTGGCTGAAATGGCAAGGTCTGGCAAATTGCCTGCTTTTTACATGACGGATCCTTTAAAGCCAGGTGGCAAAGCTGAGTTGTGGGTAAACCGCCGTGAGTGGGATAAATATGCTGCGCAATTGGTGCAGGATGCTCCAACCGAGTGGCATGACTGGAAAAACCGTATTAGTTACAGCAAGTCGGCTCATGGCCGCGCGGTTGCTTAGGGGAAAACTCATGAATGAACCTCGTTGCATTGCTCAGTTACTGCGTAGCGAAAGCCCACGCCCGATTACGCTCAAGATTACTCATGGTAAGGGACGGAAAGGCATCATCATCCGCACCCGTAAGTCGGGATTTTTTGCCATGGCTAAACGCTTCATTAAATCCAGAGGGTTAACGTTATGGCGGTAATGACTCTTGCGTTAGTTCAAAAACAGCCACAATCCCTGCGCCACGTTATCGGAAAACATCTGGCGGAGCCGCGCTGGCATGATAGCTGCGATTTCTATAATCAAATGATGGAACGCGACCGCCTGACGGTCTGTTTTCATGCTCAATTAAAACAGCGTCATGCGACGATGCGTCTTGAGGAAATGAACGATGTAGACCGGGAGCGTCTGGTGTGCGCTATCGACGAGCTACGTGCTGCATTTTCAAAACGTCGTCAGGTTGGCTCAAGTGAGTCTGCATATATTAGCTTTCTAACAGTAGGTCAGCGACGCTCTTTATTTTTACACGCGGGGTTAAGTGAGGTTGAATTTAATCAGCCTTACTGGCGTATTAATGAAGAATCATGTTATTGGCGTGAAAGATTATTTCGTGCTTTGCGTGAGTTATTTAGCCTGTTTGAGTATGCTCCGACGATATTAACATCGGTAAAGCCTGAGCAATATTTGCATTAATTAAATAATACGAATTTTAAACGCACTTGATTGTGCGGGACTTCTTTTTGTCTGGAGAAAGTCATGCTTACAGGAACGGAAAAGCAAAGCAGCAATTTTTCTTTATTGCTTCAGCAGGCCAGAGCAGAAGCGCAGGCCGACGCGGCGACTATATTCTCATCTCATCTGGATAAACTGATTCAACATATCGTTACGCAGGAGTTGGGGCGTGTTGAGATTGTCGAGTTACTCAGCCAGGAATCAACGGTACTTCATAACGCAGGTCTCGCCCGTGGGGAGGCTGTTTAATGTCTGTGCTGAAATCTGTGATTCTCAATGGCTGGTTAAAAGTTGCCGTTCTCAAAAATGGTGATTTATCTCTGTCTGACCTCAAAAGCGATAAAGAATCTGGCTTGATGGTTGGGTCAGTTATCGCTATTTATTCGAATGAGTTAAATCTGTTTTCTGATGTTGTCGACTTAATTGTCAAGCGTGCTATTTATCGCAAGAAAATAACCACGGCGGATGAATTAATGAAATTCATGGCTGAACAATCCACATATTGCGCGTGTGAGCTAAAAAAATTAAATCGGAAAGGTGGTAAATAATGTCAATTTATATTGAGGTGGGCGACCGTTTCGTCGTCACTAGTGACCAGTTTCAATTTATTTTGCAGGAAAAGAAAACCGCAAAATCAGGAAAGAGCGCCGGTAAAGAGTGGCTCGGTGTTATTGGCTATTATCCAACAATTTCCAGACTCGTATCTGGTCTGATATTACATGGCATTCTGACCGGTGAGGCGGCCAGTTTTGCGGACATTGGCGAGCAGGTCGAGCGCATTGGTCAGCAATGTCAGACTGCGTTTGCTGCAGATGGCCGTTGAAACTCGGGGGCGCGTTGCCCCCTCGCCACCTCCGCCACTACCCAAAAGCACCGGTGATAATTTCGTCGGTGCCTATCCGTGGAATAAATCCCGCGAGGCAGTTGGCCGCGACAGACCCCTTACACGTGCCGAACTCCGTCAGGTGCAAGGTGTTTTAAACCGGATTGATCGCCTGCCGTTTTTCCTGCAAACGCTGTTTACCTCGCGTTATAACTTCATCCGCCGCACAAAGAGCCCTTTGGGTGGGCTGTATTTCCTCAAAAACACGTTTGAGCGCAAGCTGCTGCCGCGTCTTGAGCGTGTTAATGAGCTGTGCGGGATGAATGAATCCGCCTCGATTGGTTTTTTGTCCGAGCGTGACCAGTATGCGCGCCTGCCGGATATGAATGATAAAGAGCTTAAGAAATTTGCGGCCAGAATTGCTTCTCAACTCTGGAGCAAATACGAAGAGTTAAGCGACGCATGGGAGGAGGCGCACGGCGGGAAAGACACTTTATTCACCGATGAGGCGCAGGCTCATTTATACGGTCAGGTGGCCGGTATTGCTCGCGCTTTTAATTTCACCCCGATGTACTGGAAAAAATACCGTAAGGGTCAGATGACGATCCGCATGGCATTTTCTGCTATTTCCCGTCTGATAAAAGATGAGTGGTGGGTCAGCCAGCTCAAGGCGCAGCGGATGCGCTGGCGCGAGGCGCTGCTTATTGCGGCTGGTGAGGTCAACAAAGACCGCTCACCTTACGCAAGCAAAATGGCGATCCGCGATGTGCACGCGCGCCGCCTGGCTAATCTCGAATACCTGAAATCCTGCGAGCTGGAAAACAAAGTCACCGGCGAACGTATCGACCTCATCAGTAAGGTAATGGGGAGTATTTCTAATCCTGAAATACGGCGTATGGAATTGATGAACACTATCGCCGGGATTGAACGCTACGCGGCCAGCGTTGGTGACGTGGGGATGTTTATCACGCTGACCACGCCATCGAAATATCACCCGACTCGACAGGTCGGCAAAGGTGAAAACAAAACTGTGCAGCTCAATCATGGCTGGAATGAAACCGCATTTACCCCCAAAGACGGCCAGCGCTATCTGTGCCGAATCTGGAGCCTGATACGCACCGCTTTCAAAGATAACGATTTAGAGGTTTACGGGATGCGAGTTGTCGAACCGCACCACGACGGGACGCCACACTGGCACATGATGCTGTTTTGCAAACCCGGTCAGCGTAAAGCTATTAACGAAATTATGCGTCGTTATGCTCTCAAAGAGGACGGACACGAAAAGGGAGCGGCAAAACAGCGCTTTGAGTCACGTCATCTTAATCAGGGCGGTGCGGCGGGTTATATCGCTAAATACATTGCCAAAAATATCGACGGCTACGCACTCGACGGCCAGCTCGACCACGACACCGGCAAGCCTCTGAAAGATACCGCCGCAGCCGTAACCGCATGGGCGTCTACATGGCGCATCCCGCAGTTTAAACCAATTGGCCTGCCGACAATGGGCGCTTACCGCGAACTGCGAAAGCTGCCGCGCGGCGTGAGTATCGCCAGTGAATTTGACGACCGGGTCGAGGCTGTCCGGGCTGCTGCTGATGAAGGTGAATTTGACCTGTATATCATCGCACAGGGTGGGGCAAACATGCCGCGTGATGCGCAGGCCGTCAGGGTCGCCCGTAAGGTGACTGATGAGGTCAACGAATATGAGGAAGATATCGAGAGAGTGGTCGGCATTTATGCCCCTCACCTCGGGGCGAGTCGCATACATGTAACACGTACAGCAGAATGGCGCATTGTTCCAAAGATTTTGGCCGTTGAGCCTTTGACCTTAAAAAGCGGCTCTGCCGCGCCTCGGAGTTCTGTCAATAACTGTGGAAAGCTCACCTATGGTGGCGATCCAGTTATGACCCCTACACCGTCTGAGCATGCCGCAGCAGTGCTAGAACTGATTGAACTCGGGGTTATCGGGTGGAATGAGCCTGACGTCATGAAGGTGCTTAACGGCGCGTTAAAAGCCAGCGCGCCCCGTAAAAATCGCCAGCAAAGAAGTAATGCTAGCTTGAAAGCGAGTGAGCTCGCGCCATCAGCAAGGATGACCAGATCTGAAAGGGAGCTCATAGCGAAAATTCGCTTTGATCTTAGCCAAAATGGTATTACCCCTAAGAAATGGGAAATTGAAGTTCTTGCTCGTGGAGGAAAGGTGATTATTGATGGGGATGAGTATTTTTATCCAGACAGAAAAGAATTCTCAATCAGTGAGTCTTTTCATGAGGATAATTAATAATCACAAATGTTATGTGTATACTTTCTTAAACGCTTGAGTTTCACTTGATTTTGCTAGACTATATGCGGGATAACTAACTAGAACGAGGTGCTTAAAATGGATGGTTTGTGGGAGAGGATTTCATCATACAATATTTTTAATAATCTTTTCCCTGGAGCTTTGTTTGTGTATCTTTTTGAAAGAGCTTCGCATGTAGTATTATCTACGGAGGATATTGTTAAGAATATTGTTCTTTATTATTTTTTGGGGTTGGTCCTGGGGCGTGTCGGTTCTATTATAATTGAACCGTTGTTTAAGTTTTTCAGGTTGGTGAAATTTGCGCCTTACGATAAGTTTGTTGCAGCGAGTAAGATGGACAGCAAGATTGATGTATTGCAGGAAGTTGCGAACATGTATCGTACTCTCTTTACGGTTTCTGTTATCATGCTTGTCAGTCTCTATTTTATGTCGAAAGTGAACGGTGAAAATTATGTTTTATCACAAATAGCATGCTCGCTTTTTGCCCTTCTTTTCATGATTTCTTATACAAAACAAATTCGTTACATTGTAAATAGAGTAAAAAAAATAGTTGAACTGCCCTGAGGGCAGTTCAAGAACTCATTCTTCGATATTGTAGTCACTTACAAATGGGCGGGGCGTAACAGATGTCCAGCCCTGCCTAGATAATTTTCCGTTAAAATAACACTTATCCAGACCTTCAGTTGCAATGACCTTGACGCCGCGTCGTGTGAAAGCATTAATCACAGCCTGTGAAGGATGCTTGTCAGAACCAGGTGCACATGAAACAAAAGCTGCTATATCCCTAGTTTCTCCTTCTGGAAGAATATTTCCAACAAGTTTGTCGAGAACAGTTGGACCTATATTTCGCTTGCTTCCATGATGAGGAACCTGAATGAACTTCAATGAAGTCGTATCTACAAAATCTACTGCTTTCTCAAGTGCAGTAATACCTGCATCACCAGTAAAAAGTAGAGTGTGACCATCTAGTTCTAATTTCAAAATCACACTTGAGTTGTTTTGTGCTGAAGTAGTGTCTTTATCATCAATTCCTTCATCAGAGGCCCATTCGGCTATAATGTTTATGATTTTTTTGGCTTTTTCAACAAAAGCCTCAAATCCCTGTTTAATAAAACCAGCGCTTGATTCTGCCGCAACTCTTTCGGGCATTCTTGCAAATTCAGGAATTAATGTTTCGTAGTAAGACTGTAGCGGACCTACTACAACAAGATTCGCATTGTCCCATGTCATACCTTGGAATGGCTCATGAATTTCAATTTCTTTCTTACGCGCAAGTTTTACTGCATCATAGGCCTTCTGTAAATTTTCCTGCATGCGTCGCGCAATGCTGGCATCTGTAATTCTGCCATCACGAAACTCTTGAGCTAAATTTTCATTGTGTTCCCACGGTTGATGTATCCAAAACTCCTTAACTTCAGCGTTTTCAAGTACCGTCTCTAATCCGCCAACATGGTCGGCATCGGGGTGTGTTGAAACTAATAGATCAATCGTTTTGGTATGGTAGAACTTTTCGATATGTTCGACGATTTTAGCCCCTGTTGCAGCGTATCCTGCATCAATAACGACTACTTTCTGTTCCTCACGAGTTCCTTCAAGATTTCCCCAACGTATACATATCGCATCACCGCTTTTTTTTTCACCTACTGCTAAAAAATCAATCTCATAGCCCATCATTTCTCCTTGTTTAAACATTACGCAAGTGCGTTTTTGCCGTGAAGATTTAAAATTATCGATATGATGAAACAACTTCAATCGCTGGTGTAAAAAAATGATCTTGTTCAATTTTATCAGCGCATTCTGGTTGCATTTTTTTGCGTTCATATCTTAACCCATTGAACCCCAAACTGCGCCAGTGCTGGTGCAGTTTGGGGTTCAAGATGCATCTGCATTAAAACCGCCCCATGAAGCGGGCAGGCGTGGCGGGGATAGCATTGCGCGCTGAGGCGGGTATTTATTTTATTTTTTCAGCGCCTGAGCGCGTCCCTGTGGCGTTGTCGTGGTCGCGGGTGAATAACGAGGTGAAGCGAAGCGGCGACAGCGTGTCGTGGCGCTGAGGGCGTTGTGTGCGGTGGGGGTAAAGCCGCCACGACGGGCGGCTGTAGGTGGGGTTACTCGTCGTCGCCGAGACTGTATTTTTCGAAGCGGATAATTTCTTCACCCGCCCATTCGTTCAACTCCATAAACCGCGCCTGTAGCGGGGTCAGCTCGTTACGCACAAAGACCTTTGCCACCTTCTCAACGTCACCCACTGAGCCGACGTTCTCGGGCTTACCGCCCATAAGCTGGAATGGAATGCGGTGTGCGTCGAGCAGGTCAGCGGCGCTGACTTTCTTGATATTAAAAAAATCATCCTTTGTGGCGACTTCGCTCAGTGGCACAATTTTTATCCCGTCTGCTTTACCATTCGGCGCGTAAAAAAACAGGTTCTTAAAATTGCCGAGTCCTTTCGAGTCGCGCATCGCCTTTCGCAGTGCCTCGACGTCGGTGCTGCTTTGCGCGGCGTCGGTCACATACATGATGTAACCCGCATGCGCGCCGTTCTGATAATACTTGCGACGGAACAGGGTCGCCGATTCATTCAGCCAGGCTGAATTGAGTGCGCTCAGGTATTCCGGCATCCCGTAAAGCTCCTGATTAATATCGGGCTCGAGCAGGTGGAAGACGGAGCCGGGCGCGAACTGGTGCGGCTGTGTGTAGCTCTGAATGTACCAGTAAACGTCATCCTCGATGCCACGGCGGGTGTATTTCGCCGGTGAGGTTTCCAGTTTTAACGGCTTGCCGGTCAGGCTGCGACGCTCTTCGATAAACGCATTACCAAACACCAGATAGTCGAGCGCAAACCGGGTGAAGTCCTGACGGGATAACAGCGGGTGCGGGATGTAGGTCGACACCAGAATATTACGCTTCACGTAAATCGGCGAGCTGTGATGCACGGCGGCGCGCATGCTCTTCGCCAGCCCGGAAAAGCTCACCGGCGGCTCGTACCACTGGCCGTTATCGATACACTCGACATAATCGAGAATATCGCGGCGGTCGAGTACCGGCGTTGGCTCACCAAAGGTGAATGCTTCCATGCTCTGTGCCGGTGCGGCGGTGTGGTTTTGGGTGCGCGGCGGCTGCTGGCGCTTGTTGCGTTTCTTGCTCATTAGTTCCACTCCATGATGCTGGATGACTGCTCACCGGTCGCGGCGGTCAGCGGCTCATTGATTAATACGTGCATGGTTGCCCACGCGAGATCGGCGTGACTGGCTTCCTCGGTGCGGCTGGCCTCATAGGTCGAGCTGCGCCCGCTGTTGGTCATGGTTTTGCGGATAGACATAAACGACTGCGTGATATCGGTCGCGCTGACGTCGTACTCGAGGCAACCGCGGCGAATGGTGTCTTTTGCTTTGAGCACCATCGCGGTTTTCATTTCCGGCGTGTAGCGGATTTCACGTGCTGCCGGGTAGAAAGACCGCACGAGCTGGAAAACGCCCTGACCGAGCCCGGTCGCATCGATGCCGATATATTCCACGGTGTATTTTTGTGTGAGCTCGCGAATGGATTCGGCCTGTTGGGCGAAGTCCATCCCTTTCCACTGGTGGCGCTCGAGGATGCGGAATTTGCCACCGGCAACGACCGGTGGCGCGATAACGACGCACCCGGCGCTGTCGCCACGTAATGACGGGTCGTAGCCAATCCACACCGGGCGGTGACCGAATGGCCGGTCGGCAAATGGCGCGTAGTCCTCCCATTTCTCGAGGCTGTCGACCATGCAGCGTTGCAGCTCTTCGAACGGGAATACCGACGCTTTATCGTCGACGAACTCGCACATAAACAGGTTGCGGAACTCATCGACACTGTTCTCGCGCTTCAACGTATCGATGTTGAACAGGGTGCACCCTTTGGCGAGTGCGTCCTCGATGGTGACAATCTGTCGCCACTGGCCGTCAGGACAGGCGACGCCCTTCGCGAGTGCGGCGTGACTGATATCGATATCGACGCGCTCGCTCTTGTCTGAGCGCCCCTTGTTGAACTGCTCACCCGACCAGAACGGGTAAGCGCCGTGCGCCAGCGATGAGGGGGTCGAAAAATAGGTCGTGCGTAAATGCTCCTGTGACGACATGCCCCCGGCGACGCGCTTCAGTTTCTGGAAGTTGGGGATCCAGAAAATTTCGTCGACATACAGGTCGCCGTTGTGACTCTGTGCCGTGTTGGCATTGGTACCGAGAAACATCAGCTCCGCACCATTGTTGCCGAGCACAATCGGGTCGCCGGTAAGCTCGACGCCAGCCTGTCGGGCAAAGGCGATAATGTATTTACGGAATACATAGGCTTGCGTCTTACTGGCCGACAAAAATATCTGGTTGTGGCCGGTCTTCAGCGCCTGTAACAGTGCCTCACGTGCAAAATAGAACGTCGCGCCAATCTGTCGCGATTTCAGAATGTGCCTGATGCGGTGCGCCAGCCCCGCGCGCCACCACTCGAGCTGATAGTCGAAAGACTGCTCGAGGAAAATCTCTTCGAGTTTCTCGATAGCCTCTTCGCTGAAAAAGTTCTTTTTCGGCTTCTTTTTTTCCCCTTTGTTGCGGTTGGCCACGTTCGGGTTTAAATCCGCTTCGTTGCCGGTCTGGCCGTAGCGGTTAACCCGCGCGAGGCGTTCCATCTGGCGCGCCAGAAAATCTGCGACCTTAAAGTCGTGAGCCGTCAGGTCAGGCTTTGCATAGAGCTGAATCAGCCGAGCCTCGAGCGTGAACTCGACCCGGTTTAACGGGGCGGTTTCTTCCCATTTATCGCGCTGTTTCCAGCTCTGCACCGTGGGGCGCTTGACCTGTAACTGCTCCGCGATTTGTGGCACGGAATAGCCCTGCCAGAACAAAAGCGCGGCCTGTCGGCGCGGGTCGCTGAGTAGTGATGTGTCGTTGGTAGTGGTCATAAAACCTCACTGTGATGAGTACACGGCAAGGCTAAAGATTCGGGGGGGATGAATCGCTAACCCCCTGTTGTGTCAGGGGTTGCACTTCTGTAACCGGTGGCTGGCGAGGGGGGGAGTCGGGAAACTACATCCGACCCGATAACCCAACTCAGGACACCTGACTCATGGCTAAAAAAATTTCGAAATGGTTTCGCATTGGCGTCGAGGGGGACACCTGCGACGGTCGCGTCATCAGTGCGACCGATATTCAGGAAATGGCCGACGGCTTTGACCCGCGCGTCTACGGCTGTCGCATTAACCTCGAGCATATCCGCAGCGTTATTCCCGACAGTCAGTTTTGCCGCTATGGCGACGTCACGGAAGTGAAAGCGGAAGTGATCGACGACGATTCGGCGCTAAACGGCAAGCTGGCGCTGTTCGGCAAAATCGCCCCACTCGATAACCTGCTCGCGATGCTGGCGAAAGGCCAGAAGGTTTACACCTCAATGGAAATTCGCCCGAACTTTGCCAACACCGGCAAATGTCACCTCATCGGGCTGGCGGTAACCGACGACCCGGCGAGCCTCGGTACCGAATACCTGCAATTCTGCTCCCGCGCACAACAAAACCCACTGGCCGGGAAGAAAGACCAGCCGGGCGACCTGTTCTCAGTGGCAACCCTTGCCGAGCTGGAATTCGAAGACCTGCCCGACACCCTGCTGACCAAACTCAGCGACACCGTGAAAGGCATCTTCAGCCGTAAACAGACTGACGACGATGCGCGTTTCGGTGATGTACATGAAGCCGTGACTGCCATCGCCGAACGGGTGCAGACCGGCGGCGAAAGCGCCGAGGTGCGTTTCAGTGCCATTGAAACCGAACTCGCTGACGTCAAAAAAGCGCTTGCCGAACAGGCCGACGTCACCTCGCAGCAATTCAGCACCCTGACCACCACGCTGGAAAACACCGAAAGCAAATCACAGGCGCGCCGCAAGTTAAGCACCGGTGGTGACGGTGATTCGGCGCTCTCCACGCTGACCGACTGCTAACCCCTGATAAACCCGAAGGAAAAGAAACGCCATGCGTAAAGACACCCGTTTTAAATTCAATCAGTACCTGAGCCGTATCGCTGAGCTGAACGGCATCGAGGTCAGCGACCTTAACAAAAAATTCACCGTCGAGCCGTCGGTGACGCAGACCCTGTTTGACAAAATCCAGCAATCATCCAGCTTCCTGAAGCTCATCAACATGGTGACGGTTGGCGAGCTGACCGAGGAAAAAGTCGGCATCGATGTGACCGGCTCCATTGCCAGCACCGCTGATACCGACGGTGGCGTCGAGCGTAAGACCGCTGATTTCGCGAAAATGGATGCGTACCGCTATTTCTGTCATCCGGTGAACTTCGACTTTCACCTGAAGTACAACAAGCTCGACCTGTGGGCGCGTTTTCAGGATTTCCAGATTCGGATCCGTAACGCCATCATCAAGCGTCAGGCGCTGGATTACATCACCATCGGCTTTAACGGCGTGAGCCGGGCGGCGACGTCTGACCGTAGCAAAAATCCGCTGCTTCAGGATGTGGCTGTCGGCTGGTTGCAGAAATACCGCAACGACGCGCCTGAGCGTGTGATGTCCAGCATCACCGACGCTGACGGTACCGTGATTTCGAACACCATCAAAGTGGGTAAAGGGGGGCATTACGCCAACCTCGACGCGCTGGTCATGGATGCTTTCGAGTCGCTGGTCGCGGAAATTCACCGCGAGAACCCGGAAATGGTTGTCATCTGTGGTCGCCGTATCCTGACCGACAAATACTTCCCGATGATTAACAAATTCCAGGCGAACAGCGAACAGCTCGCCGGTGAGCTGATTATCAGCCAGAAAACCATCGGTCAGCTTCAGGCGGTGCGCGCGCCGTTCTTCCCGGCAAACAGCGTTTTCATTACAACGCTGGATAACATTTCGATTTATCTGTACGAGGACGGCCACCGCCGCCACATCGTCGAAAATCCGAAACTCGACCAGGTGGAAAACTACGAACAGGTCAAAGTCGATTTCGTTATCGAGGACTACGAGGCCGGGTGCCTGATTGAAAATATCGAGATCCTCGAACCGGAAGAACCCGCCACCTCGGAACCAGTGAGCGCGGAAGTCTTCGCGGCGGCAATGGTCAAAGCGATGCAGTCTCTGACAGGCAGCGCACCGGCTGAAACCGGCACCACTGACGGCAAGGAGGCATAACCGATGGCAACCCCCGCACAGCGTCACGCGATGCGGGTCTCGGCTATCAGGGCATCGCAGCGGGATAACGCCCCGCTGCGTCATGCCTCACCTTACGAGCAAATGCTCGTCAAGCTGGCCGCAGACCGCCGGACGCTATCAGCAATTCGTTCTAAAGAACGCAAAGCGGATAAAAAACGCGAATTACTCCCGCTGTACCTGCCGTGGGTCGCTGGCGTACTGGAAAGCGGCACCGGCGCACAGGATGACATTCTGATGACGGTGATGCTCTGGCGTCTTGATGCGGGGGATATCACCGGCGCGATTGAGATTGCGCGCTATGCGCTGCGTTTCGGCCTGTCGATGCCGGAAAATCATTCCCGCACCACACCTTATATGCTGGCCGAAGAGGTCGCACTCGCGGCAACCCGCGCCCGAATTGCCGGGGAGCCGGTCGACGCAGCGCAACTCCTTTGCGTCATTGGGCTGACTGCTGAGGCCGATATGCCTGACGAAGTACGCGCCCGTCTGCATAAGGTCACCGGTCTGACCCTGCGTGATGCCGGTCAGCCTGAGAATGCGCTTTCTCACCTGCAACGCGCCTTACAGCTCGACACCAACGCCGGGGTAAGAAAAGACATTGAGACCCTCACTCGTGAGCTGAACCCGAAACCGGTCGCCGTCAAAAAAACAGCGCCGAAATCCGCGAAAAAGGCACCCGCGAAAAAACAAGATTCACCGGTGAAACGAGGGCGCGGACGCCCGAAGAAAGTCGCCGGTTAACAGAACGCGCCCCGCGCCGGGCGGCACGCTGGTCAATGTCGGTGATTCACCCTAACTGCGACCGGCGTCCACCGCCCACCTATTTACTGAGGTACTCATGACCATGATTGTGATGAATAACCCGGCGCAACAGCGCGACCCGATGGTCATCCCGCCGGTGCCGGTCGACGAGCCGGTGATTAAAAACACGGCCTTTTTCCCGGATGTTGATCCGAAGCGCATGCGCGAAGAAATGCGCCTCGAGCAGACCGTGACGCCGGTGCGTCTGCGCCGGGCGATTAAAACCGCGATGGCCGAGACCAATGCCGAGTTAACCGACTGGCGCGACCTTCAGCTCGCCGCCGGTTATCAGCGCCTCGAGGATGTGCCGACGGATGAGCTCGACGGCGAAAGTGTGCGGGTTTTTCACTACTTCAACGCTGTTTGCTCGATGACGACCGCGACGCTGTACGAGCGTTACCGGGGCGTTGATGCCAGCGCCAAAGGTGACAAAAAGGCCGACAGCATCGATGACACCATCGATGAAATGTGGCGTGACATGCGCTGGTCGGTTGCCCGTATCCAGGACAAAGCGCGCTGCATCGTGGGGCAAATCTGATGAACGTCATCGCGCATCAGGGCGACACGCTCGACACGTTATGTCAGCGCCATTACGGGCGCACTGAAGGTGTGGTCGAGGCGGTATTGCTGGCTAATCCGGGGCTCGCCGAGCTGGGTGTCGTCCTGCCGCATGGCACGGCGGTCAGTCTGCCTGAAGTCGACGCCGCACCGGTATCGGAGACCGTGAATTTATGGGACTGACTGTGGATAAAATCACAACCTTTCTGACCTACTGGCTGTCAGTGGTGCTGGCGTATTTCGGTACGCAGACACCGGAACGGCTCGCGCTTTATGTCGGGGGAAGCTGCGCCATTTTTACTGCGCTGGTTAACTTCTGGTACCAGCGAAAGAAATACCGCTATCTCGTCTCGATGGGGATTGATAAGGGGGTTATTCGTGGGCTCATTCGTTAAACGTTGCAGTGTGGCCGTCGTGCTGGCGCTGGCGGCACTGGTGCCTGATTTTCGTTTGCTTCACACCTCGCCGGAGGGGCTCGCGCTGATTGCCGACCTCGAGGGGTGCCGGTTGCGCCCTTATCAGTGCAGCGCGGGCGTGTGGACGTCAGGCATCGGCCATACTGCCGGGGTGGTACCGAAACGGGATATCACCGAGAAGGAAGCCGCCGCGAATCTGGTCGCTGATGTGCTGAACGTCGAGAAACGACTCGCGGTCTGTGTGCCTGTTGAAATGCCACCCGCCGTCTATGACGCGCTGGTCAGCTTCGCTTTTAACGTCGGTACCGGCGCGGCCTGTCGCTCAACGCTGGTGTATCACCTGAAACACCGGCAATGGTGGCAAGCCTGTGACCAGCTCACCCGCTGGGTGTTTGTGAATGGTGAGCGTAATACCGGGCTCGAAAATCGCCGCTTTCGCGAGCTCGCCTACTGCCTGAAGGGGGCGAAATGAAAACGATAGTCGTGTTGTTAGTGCTGGCGGTGGCCGGGCTGCTCTGGATGCGCCACGAAAACACCACGCTGACCCGCTCCTTTGAGCGGGCGAACAAGGTCGCAGGTGAACAAAAAACGCTGATTACCATGCTGAAAAGCCAGCTTAAAACGGCCTCCCGTATTCGTGGGGAAAATGAGACCGCTCAGGTCTTACTGCGCGGTGAGCTCATCGATGCCGGAGCGCGGGCGCAACGCCGGGAACAGACCATTACGAGGTTACTCAATGAAAATGAACAGCTTCGCCGCTGGTATAGCGCTGATTTACCTGATGCTGTGCGCCGGTTGCACCAGCGCGCCGCTTGTGCCGACGCCGGTGATTGTTTACAACGCATGCCCGAGGGTCAGTCTTTGCCCGATGCCGGGAAGTGACCCGACCACCAATGGCGACCTGAGCGCGGATATACGCCAGCTCGAAAGCGCCCTCGAGCGCTGTGCGCTACAGGTCAGAACCGTGAAAAACTGTCAGGATAAAATCGATGTACAAGCCGAAGAGTCTGAGAAAAGCCTTAACTGACGCCGTGCCGGTGCTGGCACGAAACCCCGATATGATGCGTGTCTTTATCGACAACGGGAATCTTGCCTCGACGCTGGCGACGTCGCTGTCGTTTGAGAACCGGTACACGCTGAATGTGGTGGTGACCGATTTCACGGATGATATCGAGCTGTTACTCGTCCCGATTCAGGCGTGGTTGCGCATCCATCAGGCTGACATTATGACGACCGATGAAGGGCGTAAAAAGGGATTCACCTATTTCGCCGATATCAACGACAACGACAGCACCGATATCAGTATCAGCCTTATGCTGACCGAGCGCACCCTCGTTAAAGAGCAGGGGGATAAGCTCCACGTCGAACAGGCAGAAGAGCCGCAGCCGCCGGAACCCGTTACCCGGCCAGTTGAGCTGTATGTTAACGGTGAGCTCGTGAGTCGATTGCATGAATGACTTTAAACCCTTTGACGATAAGCTTGCGGGGCTGATAGCGGCGCTGTCTCCTGCCGCCCGTCGCAGAATGGCCGCAGATATCGCGAAGACCCTGCGAGCCCGTCAACAGCGCCGGATTAAAACGCAGAAAGCACCGGACGGGACGCCTTACGCCGCCCGAAAACGCCAGCCGGTAAAAGCCAAAAAAGGCCGGGTTAAGCGGGAAATGTTCGCCAAACTCCGCACCAGTCGTTTTATGAAAGCCTCAGCGGGGAATGACACGGCGGTCGTGGAATTTACCGGCAAGGTACAACGGATGGCGAATGTGCATCAGTACGGCCTCAAGGATAAGCCAGGGCGAAACAGTGCGCCGGTGCAGTACGATGCCCGACCGCTCATCGGTTTTGATCAAGACTCTATTCAACTCATTGAGAATGCGATATTAATAAGATTATCCAGGAGTGGTTGAGAACGCTGATGTTATGAATTTAAAATTTAGCATGCTGAGACAACGGATAAAAAAGTCTCAAAAAATCGTTATGGATAGGATTATCGCGGATCACAACGCCGAGATTTGTGTTCTCTGTGGGAGTGAAAATGAAATTACTCGGGAGCATATTATTCCTCAATGGGCTTTTGAGGCTGACCAAACAAAGTTTCTTATTAATACTAAAAACAATCAGTCTGCCAGTTATATAAAATCAACCATACCGGCTTGTAGGGGGTGTAACTCAGATTTACTTGGCGCTTTTGAAGACTATTTAAAACGATTATTCCGTGATAAAGATGGCTCAGAACTGAATTCATATGAAGTTGATTGCATCATATGGTGGTTACAGTACATTGGTTTCAAACTGCAACTGATGGACTTGCGCTCTCGATTCCTAAGGTATAAGGGCGGGGATTATATACCTTTTATTGCGGATATCCCTGTTGCAATGTTTTGGGGCGATATTGATACGACTCCACACAAGGTTTTTCGCACGATAAGACGAACAAGAAGAACTCTTATTAAAATGAATAAATACAATAAGAGAAATTCATTGTTGGTATTTAATACAACAAACCCTAGCTTTCATTTTTTTCATAAAGTAGATGAGTTTATTTTTATTGAAATGCCTCAGGTAAAGAAAGCTTTCTTTCTTTTCTACAACAAAGAGTTTGAACAACATAAAACCGCGCATGCTGAGTGCATGGAAGTAATCAAAAAAGTTTACAATAGTTAATCCCGATGTTGTGCCACTGACAGTAAAACCCGCATCAATTGCCGTTCAGAGCACCGGGCGGCATCCTTTCTTGCATGAATACTCGCGCAACTCTTCAGGACGCTTTACGCCTCCTTCGCAACCTGATACGCACCGGCGTCGTCGTCGAAGTTGACCTCGATGACGGGCGCTGTCGCGTCCAGACTGGCGGCATTGTTACCGACTGGCTTCAGTGGCTGACCACGCGCGCCGGTCGCTCACGTGTCTGGTGGGCTCCGTCTGTGGGTGAGCAGGTTTTACTGCTGGCCGTCGGTGGTGAGCTCGACACCGCTTTTGTGCTGCCCGGTATTTTCTCCGATGACCACCCCGCGCCGTCGGCATCGGCTGATGCATTTCACATCACCTTTCCTGACGGGGCTGTTATCGAGTACGAGCCGGAGACCGGCGCACTGACTGTGAGCGGCATTAAAACCGCAGATGTTACGGCGTCGGATTCCATCACCGCGACGGTACCGCTGGTGATGGTGAAAGCCGAGACCCGCATCACCCTCGATACCCCGGAAGTGGTCTGCACCAACAAACTGACGACGGCGACGCTTGAGGTACAACAAGGCGGCACCATGCGCGGAAACATCGAACACACCGACGGTACATTTAAATCAAACGGCGTGCAGGTCGACGACCACGGTCACGGCGGTGTGCAAAGAGGTGGAGCCTGGACGGAGGGCACGAAATGACGACCCGATATATCGGTATGAACAGAGAGACCGGGCGCACCATCACTGACGCCGATCATATCCGTCAGAGCTGTGGTGATATTTTGCGAACGCCGGTCGGCTCTCGCGTGATGCGCCGCGATTATGGCTCGCTGTTGTTCTCCCTGATTGATATGCCGCAGACCGACGCGCTGAGGCTGCAAATTATGTGCGCCTGTTATATGGCGCTGCTGAAGTGGGAGCCACGCATCAGCATCAGCTCGCTGACGGTAGAACGTCAGTTTAACGGTCAGATGATTGTTGAGCTGACCGGCGAGACCCGGGACACCGGCAAAACCCTGTCACTGACTATCCCTGTGAGTTGAATTTATGGCAACCATCGACCTGAGCCAGCTCCCCGCACCTGACGTTGTGGAAACGCTGGATTTTGAAACCATCCTTGCTGAGCGTAAGGCGACATTCGTGTCTCTTTATCCTGAAGACCAACAGGACGCCATTGCCCGGACGCTCGCCCTCGAGTCTGAGCCGGTGGTGAAGTACCTGGAAGAAAACGCCTATCGGGAGGTTATCTGGCGTCAGCGTGTAAATAATGCGGCAAAGGCGGTCACGCTGGCTTACGCAGAGGGCAACGACCTTGACGTCATCGGCGCAAACTTCAACGTCGAACGGCTGGTTATCACACCTGCTGATAAATCGGCAATTCCCCCAGTGGCGGCGGTGATGGAATCAGACTCTGATTTTCGTCTTCGCATCCAGCAGGCTTTTGAGGGGATGAGTGTGGCGGGCTCAACGGGTGCCTATGAATTTCATGGTCGCAGCGCTGACGGGCGGGTCGCGGATATTTCAGTTATCAGCCCGTCGCCAGCCTGTGTGACGATTTCGGTGCTTTCCCGACATGATAATGGTGCCGCGTCCGATGAACTCCTGACAGTCGTGCGTAATGCACTTAATGATGAGAACGTCAGACCGGTTGCTGACCGTGTAACGGTACAGTCAGCTCAGATTGTTGATTACCAGATACGTGCAACGATTTTTATCTATCCGGGGCCGGAAAGTGAGCCCATCCGGGCGGCGGCTGAAGCGAAACTAAAAGCCTATATCAGCGCGCAGCACCGGCTAGGGCGGGACATTCGGCTCTCGGCCATTTATGCCGCGCTGCATGTTGAAGGGATCCAGCGTGTCGAACTTTCCGCGCCGGTCGCTGACATTGTGCTTGATAAGACTCAGGCGTCATTTTGCAGTGATTATCACATTGCGATAGGGGGCTCTGATGAGTAATGCGCGGCTGTTACCGGTGGGCTCGTCGCCGCTTGAGGTGGCGGCGGCACGTGCATGCGCGGATATCGAAAACACGCCCGTCCCGCTGCGTCGTCTGTGGAGCCCTGATTCCTGTCCTGCAAACCTTTTGCCGTGGCTGGCGTGGGCGTTTTCCGTTGACCGCTGGGATGAGAACTGGCCGGAAAAGACAAAGCGGGATGTTATTCGCAGCGCGTATTTCATTCACTGCCACAAAGGGACGATAGGCGCGGTCCGGCGCGTTATTGAACCGCTCGGCTACATCATCAACGTGACGGAATGGTGGGAGACCGGTGACCCGGCGGGTACATTTCGTCTTGATATTGGCGTACTGGAAAGCGGCATCACTGAGGAAATGTATTTAGAAATGGAGCGGTTAATTGCTGATGCAAAACCCGCCAGTCGTCATCTGATTGGCCTGAATATTATCCAGGACATTCCCGGTTATATGTATACCGGCGGTGTGAGCTGTGATGGCGACATTATTACGATTTACCCCGGATAAGTGAGGAATAATGAGCACGAAATTTAAAACTATTATCACCACTGCCGGAGCTGAAAAACTGGCAGCGGCCACCGTGCCGGGTGGTAAAAAAGTCAATATTACGGTGATGGCCGTCGGTGATGGCGGCGGTACGCTGCCGGAGCCGAACGCCGCTCAGACAAAGCTCATTAATGAGGTCTGGCGTCATGCGCTGAATAAAATCAGCAAGGACAGCAGAAACAACAATTACATTGTGGCCGAGCTGGTTATCCCGCCGGAAGTGGGCGGTTTCTGGATGCGTGAGCTCGGTCTTTATGACGATGAGGGCGCTCTGATTGCTGTCGCCAATATGGCCGAAAGCTACAAGCCAGAACTGGCCGAGGGCTCAGGCCGTGCGCAGACCTGCCGTATGGTCATTATTGTCAGCAGTATCGCCTCGGTGGAATTATCCATTGATTCGACCATGGTGATGGCCACACAGGATTATGTCGACGACAAACTCGCCGAGCATGAAAAATCACGCAATCACCCTGATGCCACGCTGAAAGAAAAAGGTTTTGTGCAGCTCAGCAGCGCGACCGACAGCACGTCTGAGGCGCTCGCCGCAACGCCGAAAGCGGTTAAGGCGGCATGTGATATTGCCAATGGTAAATATACGGCTCAGGACGCGAGCACAGCGCAAAAAGGTATTGTGCAACTTAACAGCGCAACTGATAGCAGTGACGAAACTCAGGCTGCAACTCCGAAAGCGGTTAAAATCGCGATGGATAATGCCAACGCGCGTCTTGCAAAAGAGCGTAACGGTGGAGACATTCCGAATAAACCTTTGTTTGTTCAAAATATTGGTTTGCAGGATACGGTTAACAAAGCTGCTGGATCGCTGCAAAAAGACCAAAACCTGAATGATATCCCGGATAAAGCACAGGCGCGTAATGCGCTGCAACTCGGTACCGCAGCAACAGCGACATTAACAACGTCAACAACTGATGATGCTACCGGGCGCGTTCTTAAAGTCGGGGATCGAGGGCTGGGTAAAGGGGCAATTCCCGCACTTCGCGGATTTGATTTTTATCAGTATTGGTTTGCTGCCGGTGAAACTCTGTTTATTGAAACCAATTCAGCGATTAATTTCCCGCCGGGAATGCCTGAGTTTGCGAATACATATGTTTATGTGAATGTTGTCGGTATTCGTGACTCAAATAATGACTGTGCTCTTTTGCTCTCCAGATACGACGCAAATATAAGTTATCTGGTGTGGCGAAAGCAGGCGGGTACATCAAGAGCCTGGCAGGTGTTAAAAATCCCTTCAACCGTAACCGATATTGGTGCCATGCCGCGAGACTCCATTGGAACAATTGGAAATAACGGCAGGATGGCATCTGCCGACTCGCCTGGGTGGTGGTTGGTGAGTCTTGATAAACCTGAAACGGTAGCTGATTTTCCCAAATATCCAAATGGTAACAGGCTGTATAGCTATGGTTTTATGTTCGTTGCACGTTCAGGGAACGTATGGCTACAGCAATATTTCAGTCATACCGGGGCGAGCGCCAGTCGCCAGACATGGAATGGAGACATGTCTGAACGGACGCCGTGGGTTATCGACTACAGTACGGCAAACCCGCCGCCAGCCACAGATTTGTCGGCTTACGCCACGCAACAATGGGTATTACAAAACTTCGTCCAGAATATCGATCTGACAGCACCGGCTGAGGTTGGTTTCTGGGACGGGAATGGGTATACGCGAGGAACAGATGGGGCAGCCATGTACAATTTTAAAATGGTTGGTGGGAGCAGTAACGTTGGTAATTATATCATTCGCTATACGCGAAAATGTGTGAATAACAACTGGTATGTCATTAACTAAAAGGTAATAAAATGCAGAGCTTCGGTAAATTCACTCCATATATTCCCGACACCACTGACAGACCAAAAATTATTGATGGTCAGAACGTTATGTTTTTGCAGGATGATAAAGGTAATGACTGGTATGACGTTATTAAATTATTTGATGAATCAAAGACACTAAAAATTGGCTATGACGATGATGATCGTGTAAGAACATTCACAACGAATATTCACGCGTTTTTCCCGGTCAATCTCAGTGTCGTCGAGCTTTCAGCAACAAAAGCTAACCTGCGTGTCACACTGGGTGATGACTGGTTTTATAAAGACGGGAAATTGCAGCAAATTCGCGACCATCTGGCTGAAGCTGAAACAGAACGCAACAGCCGCATGAGTGAAGCAACAGCGCGTATTAACTGGCTGGAGGATGCACAAAAAGATGGCGATATTTCAGCCGATGAAGAACAGGAGCTTACGGAATTACGTGCTTATCGTATCGCGCTGCGTCGTCTGGATCTGAGTACTGCCCCAAAAATTAACTGGCCTGATGCTCCGGCATGATAAAAGCGGGTGAAAACCCGCTGCCTTTTCTCTGACCAGTTGTGTCAGACCTTACCCAACCCTGACAAATAGCCCCCTGTAAACGTACACCCGACAATATCACTCACCCCAACTAACGGAGTTAAACGGATGAGTGATTATCATCACGGTGTCGAGGTCGTCGAAATTAACGACGGCACCCGCACCATCTCGACGGTATCAACGGCGGTCGTTGGCATGGTCTGCACGGCCAGCGATGCTGACGCCGGGGCATTTCCGCTCAATGAGCCGGTGCTGATTACCAACCCTCAAAGCGCCATCGCAAAAGCCGGGACTAAAGGTACCCTGAAAAAATCCTTACAGCTCATCGCTAACCAGTCAAAACCGGTTGTCGTTGTTGTGCGTGTCGCTGAGGGTACCGGCGACGACGAAGAGGCACAGGCGCAAACCATTTCTAACATCATTGGCACCACGGATGAGAACGGTAAATACACCGGGCTGAAAGCGCTGTTAACGGCGAAAGCGGTCACCGGCGTGAAGCCCCGCATTCTCGGTGTACCGGGTCTCGATACTCAGGAAGTGGCGACCGCGCTTGTCTCCGTGGCTCAGAAACTGCGCGCTTTCGCCTATGTCAGCGCGTGGGGCTGTAAAACCATTTCTGACGTCATTGCCTACCGGGAGAATTTCAGCGCGCGCGAACTCATGATTATCTGGCCTGAGTTCCTCGGATGGGATACCACGGCCAGCGCCACAACGACCAGCTATGCGACCGCTATCGCGCTGGGTCTGCGCGCCAAAATTGACAATGACACCGGCTGGCACAAAACCCTGTCAAACGTCGGCGTCAATGAGGTCACCGGTATCAGTGCGTCCGTCTTCTGGGATTTACAGGAAAAAGGCACCGATGCCGACCTGCTGAATGAGGCCGGTGTTACCACGCTGATTCGTGCCGATGGTTTCCGCTTCTGGGGTAACCGTAATTGCTCCGATGACCCGCTGTTTCAGTTTGAGAACTACACCCGCACCGCACAGGTTATCGCCGACACAATGGCCGAGGGGCATATGTGGGCGAACGATAAGCCCATCACCGCGACACTGATTCGCGACATTATCGACGGCATCAACGCGAAATTTCGCGAGCTGAAAAGCGGCGGTTACATCATCGATGCGACGTGCTGGTTTGACGAAGAGGCCAACAGCAAAGAATCCCTGAAGGCCGGGAAACTGTTTATCGATTATGACTATACGCCGGTGCCGCCACTCGAACACCTGACCTTACGCCAGCGCATAACCGATAAATATCTGGCGAATCTTATCTCGTCCGTCAACAGCAAATAAGGAGCCTGACAAATGGCATTACCGCGCAAGCTCAAACTCATGAACCTGTTTATCGACGGGGTGAGTTATCTCGGCGTCGTGCAGTCCGTCACGTTGCCGAAATTAACCCGCAAGCTCGAGAAATATCGCGGCGGCGGGATGAATGGCTCAGCCTCGGTTGACCTTGGCCTCGATGACGATGCGCTGTCGGCTGAAATCTCGCTCGGCGGTTTTCCTGATGATGCTGTCTGGTCGTTATACGCCGCCACCGGTACGGCCTCCGTGCCGCTACGTTTTGCCGGGTCTTACCAGCGTGATGACACCGGCGAGACCGTGCCGGTTGAGGTTGTTCTCCGTGGCCGTCAGAAAGAAATTGACCTCGGCGAAGCCAAGCAGGGCGAAGACACTGAGTCGAAAATCTCGCTCGAGTGCTCGTACTACAAACTGACCCTCAACGGTAAAGATATGGTCGAAATTGACACCGTGAACCTCGTCGAAATGGTGAACGGTACCGACATGCTTGAGGCACACCGACAGAATATCGGCCTGTAATTATTGTCCCGGTCAGCATGGCTGGCCGGGCATCCTGAAACCTGAATTTAACGAGAAATATCATGGAAAAAGCTAACGAAAATATCGTCACTCTGATTAAACCCATCAAGCGCGGTGAACAGGTTATTTCCGATGTGACGCTGTTAAAACCGTGTGCCGGAACCCTTCGCGGTGTCAGCCTGGCATCTGTCGCAAATTCTGACGTCGACGCGCTGATTAAAGTGCTGCCACGCATGACCATGCCGTCGCTGACCGAGCAGGAAGCCGCCGCGCTGGAGCTGCCCGACCTGCTGTCATTTGCCGGTAAGGTGGTCGGTTTTTTGTCACCGAGTTCGGCGGCGTAACCTTCCCGAAAAAACTTTCGGTCGATGACCTGATGGCTGACATAGCGGTAATTTTCCACTGGTCGCCATCAGACCTTTATCCCATGAGCCTGACCGAGCTCGTCAACTGGCGCGAAAAAGCGCTACAGCGAAGCGGAAACACGAATGAGTAATAACCTCAAACTCGAAGTGCTGCTGAAAGCTGTCGACCAGGCGACCCGACCCTTTAAAGCGATCCAGACGGCGAGTAAATCGCTGTCTGGTGATATCCGCACGACTCAGCAATCCCTGCGTGATTTGAATGGTCAGGCATCGAAAATCGACGGTTTTCGTAAAACCAGCGCGCAACTGGCGGTAACCGGTCAGTCGCTGGAAAAAGCAAAACAGGAAGCTGAAGCGCTGGCGGTACAGTTTAAAAACACGGAACGGCCAACAGTGGCACAGGCCAGAGTGCTGGAGTCAGCGAAACGCGCGGCTGATGGGTTGCAGACGAAATATAACAGCCTCACACAGTCAGTTAAGCGGCAACAGGCCGAGCTCGGTAAAGCGGGGATAAATACCCGTAACCTGACGAATGATGAAAACCGCCTGAAAAATAATATCAGCGAAACGACCGCACAGCTTAACCGACAGCGTGAAGCACTGGCGCGCGTCAGCGCGCAACAGGCGAAACTGAGTGCGGTTAAATCCCGCTATGAATCCGGGCAAAAGCTCGCTGCCGGTGCGCGTAATGTCGGTGTGGCCGGTGTTGGGGTAGCGACCGCCGGTGTGGTCGCCGGTGGTGCTGTGCTGAAACCCGGCTTTGATTTTTCGCTGAAGAACTCAGAGCTTCAGGCTGTACTCGGTCTTGATAAAGAATCGCCTGAAATGAAAGCGTTAAAGGGGCAAGCCCGAACGCTGGGCGATAATACGGCTGCATCTGCTGATGACGCCGCAGCGGCACAAATTATCGTGGCAAAATCCGGTGCGGATAAAGACGGTATTCTCGCGCAAACGCCCGCCATTCTGAATATGTCGCTCGCGAATAAAGAAACGATGGAGGATAACGCAAAGTTACTCATCGGTACGAAATCCGCTTTCGGTCTCGCTGATGACAAGGCAACGCATATTGCCGATGTGATCTCGATGACCATGAATAAATCACAGGCTACGTTTGCCGGTCTGAGTGACTCACTGACTTATGTCGCGCCGGTCGCAAAAAATGCGGGTGTGAGTCTAGAAGAAACCGCCGCGATGATAGGCGCGCTTCATGACAACAATATCACCGGCTCGATGGCCGGTACCGGTAGCCGTGCCGTGTTAAGTCGATTACAGGCACCCTCCGGCAAGGCATATGACGCGATTAAAGAACTGGGCGTCAAAACGATGGACAGCAAGGGCAACACCCGCCCGATTTTCTCCATCCTCAAAGAAATGCAGGCCAGCTTTGAGAAAAATAACCTCGGTACCGGCCAGCGCTCAGAGTACATGAAAGCGATTTTCGGTGAAGAGGCCAGCTCATCGGCCAGTGTCCTGATGGCCGCAGCGGCCAGCGGAAAACTGGATAATCTGACCCGTCTGATTAAAAGCTCTGACGGCAAAACTGAAGAGCTGGTCAAGGTCATGCAGGACAATCTCGGCGGCGACTTTAAAGAGTTTCAGTCAGCCTATGAGGCGGTCGGAACTGACCTTTATGACCAGCAAGAGGAGTCGCTTCGCAAGCTCACCCAGACGGCCACAAAATACGTGTTACAGCTCGATGGCTGGATACAAAAAAATAAAGGGCTTGCTCAGACCATCGGCCTTATCGCCGGTGGCGCGCTTGGCCTCATCGCCGTGATTGGCGGTATTGGTCTGATTGCATGGCCGGTCATTGCCGGGATTAACGCCATTATTGCGGCGGCTGGCCTGCTTGGTGCGGTCTTTACGACCATCAGCGGCGGGGTTATCGCTGCTATCGGCGCTATTACGTGGCCGGTCGTGGCCGTTGCGGCGGCGGTTGTCGCTGGCGCGTTGCTGATTCGCAAATACTGGGAGCCTGTCAGCGCTTTTTTCGGTGGTGTTATCGAGGGGCTGATGAGCGCCTTTGCGCCGGTCGGGGAAATGTTCGCGCCGCTGGCACCCATCTTTGACGGCCTCGGGGAGAAACTTCGCGGTGTCTGGCAGTGGTTTAAAGACCTGATAGCACCAGTAAAAGCGACTCAGGACACGTTAAACAGTTGCCGTAATGTTGGTGTCATGTTCGGTCAGGCGCTGGCTGATGCTTTGCTGATGCCGCTTAACGCCTTTAACAAGCTGCGAAGCGGGATTGACTGGGTGCTCGAAAAACTCGGGGTTATCAACAAAGAATCCAGCTCGCTTGACCAGACCGCGGCGAAAGCCAGTGCGGCGACGCAGAACGGCTACAGCCCGGCTATCAGCTCTTACAACAGCTATCAGCCGGTCACGGCACCCGCCGGTAAAACCTACATCGACCAGAGTCGGCCAACCTATCAAATCAACGTGCCGGGCAACGGTATGCCGGGCGGTCGGTTAGGTAATGATTTGCAGGATGCCTTAGAAAAATATGAGCGTGAGAAACGCGCCAAAGCCCGCGCAAGCATGATGCATGACTAAGGAGACCGATTATGATGCTGGCACTAGGTATGTTTGTTTTTATGCGTCAGACGTTGCCCTATCAGAGCATGCAGCGCAGCGCGGATTATAGCTGGGCGTCAAACTCCCGCGTCGGGAAGCGTGACGCCTTTCAGTATCTCGGCGAGGGAGAAGACAAAATCACCCTGAGTGGTGACCTGTATCCTGAGCTGACCGGCGGCAAGTTTTCGATGCTGACGCTTTATGCGATGGCCGAGCAGGGTCGCGCATGGCCGCTTATTTCTGGCTCAGGCTGGATTTACGGGATGTTTATTGTCAGCAATGTCTCGGAGACCGGCACGGTATTTTTTGAGGATGGGTCGCCCCGTAAAATCAGCTTCACTCTGTCACTGACCCGTGTCGATGAATCGCTCGCGGCGGTCTATGGCGATATCGGGAAACAGGCCGAAAGTCTGGTCGGTAAAGCTGGCGATCTGCTGTCTAAGGTGGGGGCTTAATCATGCTGGATATTATCACCGGCGCGGGTGCCACACTGACGCCCGATTTTATGCTCATGCTGGAAAGCAAAGATATCACCGGCAATATCAGCGACCGGCTGATTAATCTCTCAATGACGGATAACCGGGGTTTTGAGGCCGACCAGCTCGATATTGAACTCGATGATGCCGACGGGCTTGTCGCGCTGCCGATTCGCGGCGCGGTACTGTCACTGTATTTAGGCTGGAAGGGTTTCGCGCTCGTTGGCAAAGGGCGATTTACCGTCGATGAGGTGGAGCACCGGGGCGCGCCGGATTCGGTGACCATTCGCGCCCGTAGCGCTGATTTTCGCGGAACGCTCAATTCCCGCCGCGAGGAATCATGGCACGACACCTCACTCGGCGCTGTCGTCAGCGCGATAGCTGCCCGGAATAAATTAACGGCCAGCGTCGCGGATTCTCTTGCCGGGATAAAAATTCCGCATATCGACCAGTCGCAGGAATCCGACGCTGTTTTCCTGACTCGCCTCGCGGAACGCAACGGCGGCGCGGTATCGGTCAAAGCGGGTAAATTGTTGATGCTTAAAGCGGGAAGTGGTACGACGGCCAGCGGAAAAGCTATCCCTCAGATTACTATCCAGCGCAGTGACGGCGACCGGCATCAGTTTGCTATTGCTGACCGTGGTGCTTACACCGGCGTAACGGCTAAATGGCTGCACACCAAAGACCCAAAACCGGCGAAGCAAAAGCAAGCGGTGAAGCTGAAGCGCAAGCCCAAAGAGCAACACCTCCGGGCGCTACAGCACCCGAAAGCAAAAGTCGTGAGCAGTAAAACCGCTGCGAAAAAGAAGAAAGAGCAGGAAGCCCGCGAGGGTGAATATATGGCCGGTGAGGCTGACAACGTTTTCGCACTGACGACCATTTACGCGACAAAGGCGCAAGCGATGCGCGCGGCTCAGGCGAAGTGGGATAAATTACAGCGTGGCGTTGCGGAGTTCTCAATCATGCTGGCAACTGGTCGGGAAGATATTTATCCCGAAATGCCGGTCAGGGTCTCGGGCTTTAAGAGCGTCATAGATGACCAGTCATGGATAATAAGCAAGGTGACCCATAACCTCGGCGGGAATGGCTTCACGACGGCTGTAGAGCTCGAGGTGATGCTCTCTGATGTGGAGTATGAAACGGATAGTGACATGTCGGAAAGTGATGATAAGTAATTGTTTTATAAGTATTAAATGGTTAAAATTGGGTCATTGAGTCCAGCCGGTGAGGTGAAAAAATGTTTCATTGTCCGTTATGCCATACAGCCGCTCACGCGCGCACCAGTCGTTACTTTACTGATACCACCAAAGAGCGCTATCACCAGTGCACTAATATTAATTGTAGCTGCACGTTTGTAACGACTGAAACGGTCGAGCGATACATCGTCAAGCCGGGTGAAGTGGTACCGGCATTACCTCATCCGATGCAAAACGGCCAGCAATCAATACCTTGGATGTAG